TCATTAAAGTCACCAATCTCACTCGGCAAACGCAAGCATGAATTATTCACCGCCTGCACGCACTCTTGCGCCTTCTTTTCTCCAACTCCGCTTTCATCGTTGTCTAATGCAATGACAATCCTAGCACCCGAAAGCCTGCGTATTTGAAGGGCAACTGCCATGACGAAATTGGCAGAAAATACGCAAGCTACGGGAATTTGTGTTGCTTCATAAATAGTTGCAGAAGTTGAATAACCCTCTGCTAATATAATTTTATCTAGTTTTGGAATATCTTTTATCTCAGCACCAATGAGAAATATGTTGCCTTTTATTTCTGAGTCAGAAACGAATTTTTTTTGACCTTTTTTATCAATAAACTGTAGAGAACGTATGTTTCCTGTTGTAGAATACACACCGCAAACCAATGAATCCTGGTGTTGCTTTAACCCATAATTTTTAACTTTTTTATTTGTGAGATATTCATGTTCAATAACATTCGTGTAAGAGTCAAACCAGCCTTCTACTTTTTTGGCCACTTCGTTGTGCCTTTGTTTTTTAGCTTCTTCGGACCTTTTCTTAGCATCTTGCAGTTGACGTTGTAAATCTTCTCTTTGTTGGTTTGTCATGGCTTGATGATTCACGCTCGACCATTTACCTTCAAAACCTGTTTTCCAATTACCAAAGGTTGCAAAGTAATTACCGTTTACTTGATTAATTACATAATAACCAGACTTCTGGTTACTATCAGCCTTTACACCAGCTAACTCACCTACTGGTACTCTTACTATTTCCCCTGTTATTTCTAAGTGATTAACTAGCAATCCTTGCGATTGCATTTCAGTTATTAATTCACTTATATCTTTTGGTTTAGTTTGTTCTAAATTATTTCCCTCTGGAAAGTATTTCGTCAGATCCATGCTTTGCCCTTTCATCGTCTTGTCGGGCAACTTCATTTGCCCAGTTTAAATATTCCCTTACTATAGAAGTAAAGACTCTTTTTCTTTTTTCCCTATCCCATTTGTGCAATGCTTTATTTCCTTCTTGCCTGGATAGTTCTAGATAGATTTCTCTGGTTTGTGCAATAGAGTGTTCAACACCTTCGTCATTTAATTGTGCTTTGTTTGGTAATCGTTTACCCTCTCTAATCTTTTTTAAATGATCCATACTGCACGCTCCCAACCAGTAATCCCCATCTTTGTAAAGTAGTGGCCCACTCGGGTTCTTGCAATAAGAACAGAGAGTAGGCCTATTCTTGCCATTAAATTTAAAATGGCGCGTCATCATCTAAATCAGTAGAACCCATTGCTTCCAGATCTGCTTCAGACGGACTTACTTTAATATTGTCATCTTCAACTTTTGGTTTTGGCTTTGCAGCTGTTTCTTTAACTGGCTGCCAGTTCTTACCAAAGTTTTCATCAATGACCATATATTTATTATCGTCATCCATTTTTATTGGAGCTACAACCGCTTTATCCATGAACTTATCCATAGTTGTTAATGAGCCTAAACCCATAGCAGTAGCCATAGCTTTAAATGAATGTTTACCACGCCTTACAACATCTGGATTGTCATGTCCTACTGTAAAAGCATGATTGATTCTAAAAGTAGAATCACCAACGGTAAAGAATACTTTGATTGCTTCCCAGTTATTTCTACCAGTAACAACCTCATATCCATCAAAATTCAAAGTATGAACACCAGGTTCAATCTTTGCTTGCGATTCTGAACCAGAATCTAAATTATCAAAGTCATATTTACTTAAATCCATATTATTCCTCTGTTAAATTAACCTGGATCGTAAGATGAATAAGTATTCAGATACTCATTCAAATCTTCACAATCCGCCTTTAAATCAGCAAGTCTGTCATAGGTTTCAACAGGATAAGACTCATTCTCAAAATCAACTTTAATTAATAATGAGGTAAGTCTTTTGGTGATCCTATCAAGATCTCGCTGTACCACGTCTATATCAGATAAGATACTCACTTCAACATTTCCTCACGGATTGCGTTCCAATCCATTGGTAATTCGTCTGGTAAGTTATATCTGTTTTTTGCAAGATAAGCTGGGTCGTTATTGGTGTAGATAATTCTATCACCAGACACAGTTTTGGTAGTCATACCGCTCTTACCTTGCACCTTAATAGTCCCCAGCTTTTTAGCTGCAAAAAAGCACGCATCAGAATGTTCTAATAACAATGCCGCAGCCTTTTTATGAAGTTTAAGAGAATATCTATCGTAAGCTTCGATTCGTGGATCTTCCACTTTTCTAACTTCACTATGACATATCTGGAATATCATCATTCCTTTATCTCTTAGTCTATTAAGCTTTTCTACATACTGACCCCAGTATCTAAGGGTTTCGCTGTACCCTTTTCCGTAAGAAGGTTGATCGATTGAGGCCCAGTTGTTATCTGCACAAACCTTTTCCCAAAGTAATCGCTCAAACCAATCTAATGAATCAACACAAACAGTTTTGTATTCATGTTTTTCATTATAAAGTTCATCTAAGTTACTCATTACATCAGAATATGTTTTAGATGGTATGTGGTCCATTTGAATTTTACCCAAACCATCCTCAACGTCTAACATAATTGGGTTTCTAGTTTGTGATGCTAAATAAGTTTTACCAACAGCTGCTTCACCATGAACAATAATTCTTGGTGGCTTTTGTTTAGTCTTTTTTCGTATATCAGCTAGACTCATTTAGACACCTCAATCTTTTTTTCTTCTTTTGGCTCTAATATGTTTTGCATATCATCCTTATAAGATGTCATGATTCTATTCAAATCATCAATATCATTGTTAGCTTTAACAATAAAATTATCTCTAATTTTTATTTTTTCTTGCCAACGTATATATAATTCTTTTGCATTATCTGGCATATCGTTGACAACATACTCTTTACCATCTTCTTCAAACTTAATTTTAAGTTCTTCGTTTTCTGGTTTATTTTCTTCACTCATAATTTATCCTTATTATATTGTTTATATAAATCGCAGATGTCTCTTGCGTTACAAAAGCGACAATGATCCCCATAAACGAATACAGGGTTTTCTTGTAAGCACGCATCCACACACGGCTGTAAGAAATCGTATGCCCAATCCACCAGAAATTCAGCGGTGGTGGTCCAAGTCTTTATAGGTCCGCCACCCCATGTTGCGCGTGGCTGGACTATTGTAATCTCTACTTCAGTATCTTCATTACCATAACGAGATAATGCACCTATTGCATATATCATGGCTTGTTTGTTGTGTTCTGGACTAACAGGATATTTACCTGTTTTCAAATCTATCACGCACATTTTATGTGGAGTGATAATTAATGCATCTGCATATCCATATAAATCTTCTGATATTTCTTGCAGTCTCACTTTTTGTTCTACTAATAATTTACCGTTTAATCTTTTTGCTCGTTCTTGTACATATTCAACATAAATTTTTGCACAATCAATCATGTCTTGGTCGACTTCTATTTCAAAATCTTCTACATATTCTTTTTTACCAAGCCAGTAATCTTCAAGTGTCACATCAACCAGGAATCCCTTTAAGAGTTGCTCCGTCATGTTGTGAATTAAAGTACCGACAGCTGCTGGTAAACCAACCTGGTAATCAACCTTTGCTGCAAGCGAAGGCATACCTGGACAATTGGTCCACTTTTCCGCTGCTGACGGACTAAGTTTGGCGTGTTTCATGTGATACCCTTGCTTCCTCTTCGGCCCTTACTATCTCATCTAAATCGTAAACAATTTTACCATTTAAGTCTAGATAATCAGGTCCAATTTTTCTTGCGCGCCAACCCTCAACAGTTCTAGGTGATCTTCTCCACCTTTGAGCGAGTTGTTTGGTATCTAAAAATGTTCTTTCTTTTGCCATTAAATCTCCCTTTTTGTATTTAATTGTTGTAATATATCTTTATATGAACTTAATTACAAGAACAAATTTAAAAAAAGGAGTGTAAATATGTCGATAGACGATATAAGACCAGAAGAATGGGATCAACTTGGTAAGAATAATAATAACAAAGTTACTGATATAAAACCAGATATGGTCAACAAGCCAAAACATTACCAAGGAGTTGTGGAATGTATAACTCTAATAAAAGATAGGTTGGGTTCAAAAGGATATGCAGCTTATTTAGAGGGTAACATCTGGAAATATTTGTATAGACATAAGGATAAAGAAGAAAATATCCAAGATTTGAAAAAGTGCCAATGGTATTTAAACGAATTGATTAAATATTATGAGGAGTTGTAGGGATTTACCAAGGAGGTAAACATGAACTTATATGAGTTTGATGATCGAATCTTAAAAGAAAGAAACGGAAGAAAACCTATATATGTAAACAAACACCTTGCAGAAAAGTTTAAAAACTTCTGTAAGAGTGAGCAGAAACAACCACATGAAGTGGCTGAATATCT